GCGCGGTCGGTGCGCAGGCCGTCGTGAACCGTGTTGTCCGGGTCAAAGTGCATGGTCAGCGACAGGGAACCCTCGTCGCGCAGACCCATGCGCTTTTCCTTGGCAGTTGAGGACAGGTTGGTCACATCGATGACCTGAGCTTGACCGCCCGGGCCTTGGAAGGACACAACGTTGGGGATGGTCTCAAACGCGGACGCACCCATACGGGCAATGGTGATGCCCTGTGCGGTGATGGCAGTACTAGACATGCTTTTTCTCCAGTTTCAAAAATCGCCCCGCAGGGCACACACCTATCGGTGGTAGGTGTAATCCACGGCCACCCGGTAAATCCGGGTTTCCTCTTCGAAATCGCTCAGGACCAGCCGCACGTCGGCGACGGTGCTCTTCGCGGCCACCAGTGCCGCTTGGACAGAGTCCTGCAGCGCCAATGCCTCGTTGTAGGTCTTGGCGTAGGCATCAACCTGCACACGGATGCGCTCGAGGTCGTGTGAGCCGCCAAGGCCCCAGATTTTTTCCGACGCGACCGGGGTGTAGATCACCATCGGGTAGGTCGGCTTGAGTGGCGCAGCCAGCGGGTAAACCCTGCCTGCGGCCACTGTCTTGATTGCGTCGTAGAAGTCCTGCATCAGCGCCTCCCGAGCTTCTGCGCCTCGATCTCGATGCGCTTTGCCAGTCGCTCACGGATGACCTGAACAGCGTCGTTTCGCTTGTTTTCCAGCGCAGGACGCAAGAACGGACGCGCTGGCTTGAACTTCGTGCCGAACTCGATGAAGCGCCAGTAGAAAGGGTCGGTGCGCTTGGTGTTCTTCTGGACCTTCTTGCTCAGTTTGCCCTCACGTCGAACGCCCACAACCACCTCGGCGCGTGCGTTGCGCTGCTCCTGCTTCATGCTCATGACGCGGATGCGGTCGCGTACCAAGCCAGAGTCCACCGGGACACGCGCCTTGGCCTCCTGCTGGATGACGCGGCCACCAGCGGCCACGGCAGTGCGCAGCGGCCTGCCTTGGATGGCTTTTGGCAGCTCGAGCAAGCGACGGTTGAGGTCTGCGAGGCCTTCGACTTTGACGGTGACCTTCATGCTTCCCTCTCGTTTCCGTCGAGCCGCTTGGCCAGAATCTCCAAGCCGTGTTTGCGCCCGATCTTGATGATCTGGATCGGCTCGTACTGGTGGCCGTCCCACTGCAGGCGGTCCTCGTAGGCCAAGTCGGTGTAGCGCATGCGAAAGCGCGTGGTCACCTCGACCTGACGGCCTGCGGCCTCGAAAAACTCGCGTGCGCGCATCTCGTTGGCTTCAGCCCAGATGGTCGCAAGCGTCGACCACGTCGTGATCGGCTGGCCTACAGCGTCCTGCGCAGTGGTTTTGCGCAGGATGGCCACACGCTCGGAAAGTGCTCCGGCCTTCATGAGAAGTCGATCACCCGGTGCGCAGCCAGCAGGTTGGGCACAAAGTCGTGCGGTTCGACCCGGCGCTCGCCGTCAGCCTCACGGTTCTCGTAGAGCGTGCCGATACGCAGCAGCATCCACGCCTTAACGCCCTTGGCAGCAGTCTCGCCGCAGCTCACGTCGATTCGCACGATCTCGCCGAAGTCGCCGGTCGTGGGGACGTTGAAGTCGTCCTTGTAGAAAACGTAAGCAGGGACCGCCTTGACGATCTCGTACTGGTCGCTGCTCAGTTGCTGCCAGTCTCCGTTTTGATCGCGCCAATACAGGGTCGCGGTCGAGACAACACCGCAGCCATGCAGCTTGATCTTCTCGAATCGATCGAAGTAGAGCTTCCACGTCTGCGAACCGAAGCGACGACCACAAATGGCCTCTGCCTCGTCACGAGCCACGCCGATCAGCGAGGAAATCAGGGTGTCATCTGCCGAGTGCTCGACTCGCAGATGGGCCTTGGCCTCGTTGAGCGTAATTTGCTCGCTGGACGCAGGCGTGATGAGCTCAGACCGAATCAGCATCTTTTTTCGCCCGGGTTGTGCGCTTCGCCTTGTTTTCAGGCGCTGCGCCAGTGTTCTTGTTCTCCACAGGCTCCACCCATCCATTGCGCGCTGCACGCGCTGCGACCGATTCCTCGAGGTCGTGGGTTTCGCCGGGTTCGTAGTCGGTGATGGTCACTCCGTCGTGCGCCCACCGAAATGGTTTGATGACTCGTATTTGCATGGTCAAAAAAGAAGGGAGGCCGAGGCCTCCCCTCTATCTCCGTTGGCCGTCGCTTACGCGTCGCCGAACTTGACGACCTTGATAGCCTCGGAGTCCACCACTGCGCCGCCCACACGTTTGGTCGTGTAGAAGCCGACGTATGGCTTGTTCGAGTACGGGTCGCGCAGGGTACGGACACCCACGCGGTCCACGATCAGGTAGCCAGCGCGGAAGTTGCCGAACGCGATCGACAGGCTGTCGGTCGCAATGTCGGGCATGCCTTCGGCCTCAACCACGCCGTAGCCGAGCAGGGTCGAAGGAGCACCTTCGGCCAGACCCGGACGCCACAGGTAGTTGCCGTCGCCGTCCTTGAGCTTGCGAACAGCTGCCACGGTCAGGCTGTTCATCATCCACACAGCGCCAGTGCGGTGACCAGCCTTGAGGGAGTGGACAGTGTCGATCAGGCAGTTGCCGCCGTTGGGAGCAGCCACGAAGCCGCCGTCAGCGCCGGAGAGCACGTGCTGCAGGGTGCCGAAGGCGCGGGAGCCGTCAGCGGTTGCAGCAGTGGTGTAGGCCAAGAAGCCCTTGGGTTTCTTGGTGCCGTTGCCGGTGATGAAGGCCACGCCCTCTTGGTAGGCAAACTCGTCGGCGATCTCGCCAGCCAGCCAGCCTTCTGCGTCGAAGAACACGTCGTCGAGCATGGTCTGGGTAGCCTGCGGGTTCGCGTAGATTTCGCCCATGAAGGGAGTAACCTGCGCCAGCACCGGGGTGTTGGTGGCGGTGCGACCATCGTCCTCGTCCACCCAACCGGAAGCAGCGCCGCGCCGCGACACCAGCTTCTTGTAGTCGGAGGTCGAGATCTGGCGCACAGTGGCAACAGAGCGAACCGGCGAGATGTTGATCAGCGTCTGCATGATGTCGCTGTCGATCTCTTCGGGCACTGCGTAGCCGCCGTCAGCGTCGGTGGTGACGTTGAGCGCTTTGGCTTCCAGCTCGGCCAGACCGGAGTCCACGCCTTTGCGCAGCCACTTCATGTAAGCAGCCTTGTGCTCGGCCTTGGCATCGTCGCCTTTGCCTTCGCCAGAGCCGGAGAGGCCGATCTTGTTGACGCGAGCCTCGAGCGCCTGCTTTTCAGCTTCGATGCGCGACATGGCATCACTCATAGTCGCCAGCTTGGCTTCCAGATCGGCAACGCCGTTGCCCTTTTTCATCTCTTCGATGCGTTGGTCGTTGGTGCGCTTGAATTCCTCGAAGGCGCGACCTTGAGCCTCGATCAGGCTCTTGATTTCGTTCATATCCATGATTTTTTCCTTTAACGGGAAGTTGAAAGAATCGTCGCGTTGCGCTTGAGCGCTGCGACGAGGTCATCCAGCCCACCTTCAGCGTCCCGCTGAGGAAAAGCCGCTTTGTAGCCGCCAGCCACGATGGCCTTGGCCACTGTCCGAGAAAAACCTGCGTCCCGCAGGAATTCCTCGAATTCACGCTCCGTCTTGATTTCCTCGGCGCTCTTGACTGCCGACAAACGGGCAGAGTCCAGCGCCGGGAAGGTGACGGGAGAAACCTCGAACAGATCAACGTCCTGCAGCGTGCGAACGCCGGAGTCGTTGTCCATCTTGTATTTGACGGTGCGATAGCCGATCGACAGCCCGGAAAGCGCGCCCATCTTCATCAGGGTGTGCGCCTCGCGGCCAAGCTGCGTGTCAGCCAGCGTGCCCTTGACGACGAGGCCTTTGTCGTCCTCGTACATGTCGGTCCACACGCCGATCGGCTGGTCCGGGTTGTGCTGCCAGAGCATGGCAGGCAGTCGGCCAGCGGCCTTGGCCTCTTTCAGGGTGCGCTTGAACGCGCCCTTGGCCACCACGTCGTAGTAGGAGTCGAGGTCGCCGAACACGGAGCCGTAGCCCTCGATCGTGCCTTCCTCAGTCGCTTTGATTTCTGCAGCGAAGCAGAGTCGTTTTGTTTGCATAGTCAGCCCTCTTGTTCATCCAGCCGGTTGAGCGTTTCAACCTTGGCTTTTGCCCACCGGTAGCCCGGATCGCCTCCCCACAACGCCCATGCAATGCGGCCATTGCTCGGGTAGCCGTCCTCGCCGGGGTTGAAGCCCTCGGCCTCTTTGTCGACCTCGTGCCGACTGAAGTAGGAGTACATGCGCCGGACGGTCTCCGGCGACAGCTCCCGGCCATTGGAAATGTCTCGTGCCCGGGCAATACCGATCTCGGTACCGCCACGGCCATGTTCGCGCCGCCACTCCAAGCCCTTCTCGGCCTCGTCCTTCATGGCCTCGGTCGGAGTGAGGTCGATTTCCTCGCCTTGGTAGGTAGCCTTGATCTCCGGGTTGTGCTCGATGTGGCGAACCGCCACCGGCTCCCCTGCCACTGACATATTCAGCGGCTGCAGGTACACATCGCCCTCGGGAATCGGGTTCAGGTTCTCGCGCTCGCGGATTTCGTTCACCGACAGCCAGCCCCAGTTGCGCCCGATCGCATACGCGTCGTACCGGCTCTTGGCATCGCCTCGCAGCAGGCCTTCAACGCTGTACTCCGGGAAATACAGGTCCGGCGCGATGAACAGGTCACGCGAGAGCGCCTGCTCCCAACGCACAAGACGCGGACGGATGCAGTGCATCACGAAGTCGATCTGCTGCGCCTCGATGTTGCTGAAGGTGGCGCGCTCCAAGTCGCCGATCAAGTGCGCTGGGACGCGGAACAAGCCAGCGATCTCCGAGCGCTGGAACTTGCGTGTTTCCAGAAACTGCGCATCCTCAGCCGACAGCGACACGCGCTCGATCTGCATGCCCTCCTCGAGGACAGCGGTCTTGCGCGCATTGCCGGAACCGGCGAAGGCCTGATTCCATGAGTCGCGAATGCGGTCCGCGACCTCTTTTGACAGCTTGCCCGGGTGCTTGAGCACCACACTTGGGGTCGCGTCGTTCTTGTAGAAGCGTCCAGCAAACTCCTGCGTCGACATGGCAACGCCGATGATCTCGCGTGCGTCCTGCAGCGTGCTGCGCCCGGTGTAGCCGTTGGAGGACAGGCCTCGCAGGTGGAACACCTGATCTTGCGTGAGCACCACGCGCTCGTTGCTGTTGTCGTCGAGCTGGACGTGGTACTGCAGCGACATATCGCGCTGGCGCTTGACCTCGACCCGGTCCGGGTGTAGCGGCAGCAGCTCGATGATGTTGCCGCGTGAGTCCATGCTCTTGTAGGCATAGGCGTTGCCACGCAGCTCGAAGTGCGCCTGCATCATCTCGCGGAACTCGAAGCTGGTCTGCCAGCTGTTGGGTTGGTCGTGCAGCAGTCGGTACAGCGGGTGGTCGCGTCGAACGGTCTTGCCGCCACCACTGCGACGCTGGTAGACGTGCAGCGGGAGCGAACCCACGGTTTCAGAGATCACGCGGACACAGGCGTAGACCGCTGCCACGCGCATGGCCGTCTCTGCGGTCACATGAGCGCCAGAGGCGGTCTGCGTGCCCCGCAGAACCTCCGCGATCACGCTTCCCGCCGACTTGCGCGAGAAAAAACGGTCAAAAAATCCCATGCCTTTGCCTTAAAAAGTGAGTAACCCGCGATCGTCGTAAACGCTGGCTCCTCCGTTTGCATCTCCGGCAAGCGCCCGTCCGAGAGCCATGATCAGTGCGACCACGCCATCGATCTTGTTTTCCGGGCGCTCCTTGCGCGGATAGATGTTGTCCTTGACGTCCATGTGCGCCACGACGTTGGACATCATCCAAGTCAGCACAGGGT